TTTAACGAATGGGCAAGGACTAGAAACCTTGCCTATATTGTATATTTAAGTAACACTACTGAAAAATCACCCAAGAGTATGAAGTCTTTTTGGCATATACCTGCGATTGATGATTTAGAAGTTGAAGAAGAAAAAGTAATGTTAACAAGCGACCAATTGGCAAGGACTTTAAAGTTGTACGGAGTAAATTAAAATATTATGGCAGAGTCATTTGATAAGTTTTGGATAAGTATTGATGCGGATGTTTCGGTATTACAAACTGAATTAATAAAAGCACAAAATCAATTAAGACAATTTCAAGCTACTTTAAAAAAGTCAACTGATGTTGGTGCAATTACTGCTTTAAATACTAATATTACATTTCTTGAAAATAAAATTGCACATTTAAATAGCAGAATTGGTGAAACTACAAAACCAATGGGTGATGCTTCGCAATCACTTATAAACTTCTCAAGGATTGCTCAAGATGCACCTTATGGGATTATGGGTGTGGCGAATAACCTGAATCCTATGGTTGAATCGTTCCAACGATTAGCCAAAACCGAAGGTGGAACTAAAAAGGCTTTACAAGCAATGGTTGCAGGTTTAGCAGGTCCAGCAGGGGTTGGAGTTGCAATTGGTGTAGTATCTTCATTAGCGGTTACATTTAGTAAAGATATAATTGCATTCTTTAAAGGACCAACTGCCGAACTAGAAGAATTTAATAAAAAACTTAAAGAGGTAGCAGATAATATATACAAGTTAATTGGTGGAGAACAAACTAAAAGAACTAAAGGTATTTTATTGGCTGAAATTATTGTTGGTGGAAATAAAACACAACAAGAAGAAGCGTTAAAAGAATTAAAAAGATTATACAGTAATAGTGAAGCAATAAAAGCTGCAAATTTAGGTGAAAACAAAGCATATTATCAAACTTTAGTTAATCAGGCAGCAATGCAAGGTGATGCAATTGCTAAAGAAAAAAATAATATTGAGCAATTAAATAAATTATATGATGACCAATTTCGTAATAATAAAAAACGAAATGATGCTTTAGCGTTGGTTACTGGTCCAAAAAAAATGATTGAGTATGGGCATTCTCATATAAGAAGTGTTGAATATCAAAGGGATTTAATAAATAAAGAATACGATGTATTAGGAAATGTAATAAAAAAGAATATTGCAAATCTTGAATTAAATACATTAGAACAATTAAAAACTATTACATTAACTCCAACTGCCGATAATGTTAAAAATGGCGGAGTTAAAACCATAGATGCTTTAAATGAATTTAGGGCTAATTTAAAATATGAGTTAGCTAAACAATTAATGGATATTGAAACCTACAAGAAAAGGTTTGAAAAATTAGATTTATCATATATACCATTTGTTTATAAAGATGCACCTGTAAAAGAAAGTGAATTTAGCAGAAAAACTAAAAAAGAATTAGCAGACCCATCACAAAATAGTTTAGGTAAGTTTTTAACTAAAAATACCAAAATGTTGATGGATAGCGATGCACAAATTAAGAAAACACAAAAAGAATATGAAGATTTTGCTAATACAATTTCAAGAGATGTTTCAGGTGCTTTAATGGGAATGTATGCAGATTTGCAGCAAGGACAAACAGGATTACAAGCTATGGGGAATATGTTAGGTAGATTAGCTGAACAATTTGTAGCTGCAATATTACAAGCTACTATTTTTGCTGCGATTATGTCTGCTATAAACGCAGGAACTGCTGGAGCATTAACATTTGGTGGATATTTTATGAAGGCATTAGGAATGGCAGATGGTGGAATCGTAACAGGACCAACTCACGCTTTAATAGGCGAAGGAAATGAAAGCGAAGCGGTTTTGCCATTAAGTAAATTAAAGGGAATGCTTAACACTACTTTTAGTGCAGGTGCAATGAATGGTGGCGGTGGAATGAGTGGAGGTTCATTTGTATTAAGAGGACAGGATTTATTAGTTGCAATAAATAGAACGCAGAAATCTTCATTCTTAAAAGGTCAAAACATAAGTTTAGTATAATGGCATACGGAATAAAATATAGATTAACACAAGCATTGAGAGATGGAACTAATTTATATGTAGATATTTACGAAAGAGATTATACTACGGATTTAGTTATAAATTACGATGCAGTAAACATTCAATTAAATTCTAATGCAAGTGAGGATGAACCATTGGCAGCAATAGTTTCATCTCAATTAAATATTTCATTTCTTGTATCGGATGAAAATTATGATGATTTTCCAGAGTTATTAAGTTTTGATGATAGAAAATATTATGTAAAATTATTGAATGAAGATACTTTGTTATGGTGCGGATTTTTGTTTAATGACTATGTTCAAGTACCTTTTACAACAGGATATATCCAAGTAGATATGATTGCCATAGATGGTTTATCATTTTTAGAATATAGTACATTTGATTTTGTAGAATCACAAACAGTTAATTCATTATTTAAACATATTGATATAATTGCAGAAATATTAAATGAAATACAATATCCTGAAGCAATTGATTTAATTACATCTTGTTCATACTATGCAGAAGGAATGAATGACAGGGCAGATAGTTTATTAAGCGAACCTTTTAATCAAACATATCAATATAGAAGGGATATTCAAGGTGTAACTTACTATCAAGTACTTGAATACATTGTTAAATCATTTGGTTGTAGATTATTTCAATCGGATGGTAAATGGCAAATATTAGCTATAAATGAAATGGCTAATGATACAAGATATTTTACTAGATATGATATTTACCCAACTGCGGTAGCAATATCAGGAGGAATATTTAATAAAGATGTAACTATTAATCCATACGCAAGTGGTAATGTTCATTTTGTAAATAATTCACAAACTAAAATAGTTAGAAAAGGATATCCAAAATTAAAATTAACATATGATTTTAATTATCCTAATAATTATATTCATAACGGAACATTTAAAGGTTTACAAAACTACACACCAACACCTGATTCATTATCAGTATTTGGATGGTTTTTGTATTATTCAACAGGAACATATCCAACTAATTTAATTGAAGTAGTGCCTGATTCAAATTTTAATAATATAAATCTTTTAACATCCGCAACGGCTGGGGCAACATCTTATTTTCAAAATAGACCACCTGCTCCATTGACTGAAACATTATATGCACCATATATGGTTGGACCACAATTTACTTTATCATTAGAACATATAATGCTACCTAGCACAGTTGGTAAGGTAGAAATAAGATTAGTAAGGGGTGCAACTTCGTATTATTATAATAGTGCAAATACTTGGCAAACAACTCAAACATATCTTACAATAGACAATCCATTTACTCCTGATACTTATAGAGATGAATTTAATACATATTCAATAAGTGTTAATATGACATATCCAGCAATACCTGTTGGTGTTGGATTGCAATGGGGTGGTTATGTACTTATTAAAATATTTTGCCAACAAGGTACTGACCACAATGCTATTTTATTTAGAAATGTAAAATTGACACAAGGTTCTTTTATTACAAATTCAATAGAAGTTACACGAGAAATAGGAACAGGGAATAATAACATAAAAGAGTTAAAACAAGATTATGGCAGTTATGCAGAATTTACATATACATTAGGTTTATTAACTAATAATTTAGGTGTTTTATATAATTCAAGTGGGGTTGTGTTAAAAAATTGGTATAGATATCCAAATGTTGAAAGTTTCCCTTTATTGCAAATGCTTATAGCTAGACAATACTCAAATCTATTAAATAAGAATTTTGGCACTTTAGAAGGTGATTTGGGGTCATTTAAAACAACTGAAGGTTTAAACTATTTAGACAAGGTTTATTTAGTTACTGACCCAATTTCAACTCCTTTAACTTATGATGGTAAAAAGTTTCTTTTAAATAGAGCAAGTATTATCCCACAAATAGATGAGGTTGATTCAATGCAAATTATAGAGATTACGGATGTGGATAACGAATCAACTGAAACAATACAATATATAGATTCATAAAAAGATTAAATTTGCAATATGGCAGAGAATGTACAGGGAAATAATATAATGTTGTATTATCACGAACCAGCTTCGGAGACTTACCCAAGTGGTAGGGATATTCCGTTTTCGTGTTCTACAAATTGCACATTTAGTGTAAATGTTGACCAAAAAGAGGTAACAAGCCAAACAAGTGCTTGGTATAGAGAATACAAAAACGATACTGCAACTTGGAGTGTAACTTGTGATGGTCTTATAACTTTAGATGGCTATGGCTATTTATTCTTACTTCAACAACAACAAGATAGAACAACAATTTTAGTCAAATTCGTTATTGACAACGGAGTTGATGGGTTGGTAGTAATTAGTGGTAATTGCAATTTAACAAGTTTACAAATTAACGCACCTTATAAGGACATAGCAACATATTCAGTTAGTTTACAGGGTACAGGTGCTTATGGAACAACAGGAACGACAATTAATCCAAGTGGAACAGTTATTGTTGCTGGGGGTGCGGTTTACACAAAGGGAACTATTGCAGCAGGTGGAGAAACTACAATTACTTATTCGGATATGATAGGCAAGGATTGTCTTTATGTTTCTCGTGGTGGTATTGATGTACAAGAAATATTGATTACGGGAACTCCTGTTGATGAGCAAGTGAAGTGGGTAAGTGCAACAGGTGTATTGACATTTGGAAGGGTATTAGAAAGTGGGGAATTTATTAGGGCATTATTTCAATAATTTAGTTATAAATTAATATAAGAT